GCTAAATTTGTTTTACAAAGTGGAGATATCTTAAAAGGACAAGCTGGCACAGCAGACAGCATAGATGTTTGGGTATCAGTCGTAGACGCAATTAGTACATAGGAGATTACATGGCAACAATAACTTCAGTCGGAGGCGTTCAGTATATTGGTGATGCACCAGCAGGTGAAACTATACATGAACACGATACCGAAATTAATAAAGATCAAATAATAACTAGTGCTGTATTTGCTGGACCAATTACATTTGCAGCTACAGTTACTGTTACTGGTACAGTTGTTGTTGTATGAACAATCCATACGATAAGAATCAACCTATTCATATAGATAGAGGCACTCGTAAACTTGTAGTTAAAAACACACAAGATACTACAAATATATTAGAACAAAATAAATGGTCACAAAATAATGTTACACAAAAAGGTGATCTACAACGTATAGCTCAAATACCATTAATAGCTTTAAAAGTTAAAACTAAAGAACGGTTCGGACATTCTAATTTTTATAAGTTAACTAAAGAAGAGCAAAAAAATATTATTAAAGAAATGGTAAACAGTAATGAGTATATGTTTTTTAGAACAGGAGATAAAAGGTTATAATGGCACTTGATAGTTATACAAATTTAAAAACTGCAATAGCAAACTTTCTTGCTAGAGATGATCTTACTTCAGAGATTGATGACTTTATTGATTTAACTGAAGCAGACTTTAATCGTAGATTAAGAGTAAGAGCTATGGAAACAGTAGACTCATCTTTTACTATAGATGCTGCCACTGAAGCATTGCCTACAGGTTTTTTACAAGTAAGAAGTTTTATACTTACAAGTCCTGATCCAGATTCTGCTTTAGTATTTATGACTCCGTTTCATCAAATAGAATCTTCTGGTAGTGATAGATCAGGACAACCAAAAGCATATTCTATTGAAGGAAGTAATTTTAGATTTTCTCCTACACCTGATGCAACATATACTGGTAGATTAACTTACTACAAAGCATTTGATTCTATAAGTGGATCTACTGCTACTAATCACATATTAACTAATCATCCTGATGTATATCTGTATGGTGCATTATACTTTGCGTCTACATTTATTAGAGGTATGGATCAAGGAACTGTAGTACAATTTAAAACACAATATGAAGCTGCATTAAAACAAGTTGAAGATGCAGATGCATTAGATAAATATAACGGTTCACCTTTAGTACAAAGGTCAGGAATTAACATTAACAACTACGACAATATATAATGCAAGTACCTTTTGGAGAATGGCTGCCAGACTTGCCAGATCATATGAACCCTGGAGCAACACAGGCTAAAAATGTTTATCCTGCTGTAAATAGTTACAGACCGTGGAAAAGTATAACTACAGCTACAGCTAACGCATTAGATAACAGATGCCAAGGAGCTTCATCATTTACATCTGATGCTGGTAATGTAACTATATTTGCTGGTGACTCTAGTAAACTATATAGGATACTAGCTAACTCAGTTGTAGATGAAAGTGGTGGTGTTACTTACAACACAGCTGAAAATGGATATTGGGATTTTGTAAAGTTTGGAGAAAGTGTTATAGCTTTTAATGGAGTAGATGCACCTAGAACATGGTCACTAGATACATCAACAGACTTTGCTGCGCTTGGAGGTTCACCTCCTACATTTAGACATGCAGCAGTTGTAAACAATTTTGTTGTTACTGGATTTCAACCAACAGCACAAAACAAAGTACAATGGTCAGCAGTGAATAATGCTGCGTCATGGACAGCAGGAACTAATCAAGCTGATTCAGAAACTTTACCTGAAGGCGGAGTTGTTACTGGTGTAACAGGTGGACAGTTTGGATTAATATTCCAAGAAAATAGAATTACTAGAATGGATTACAGAGGTGGTAATGTTATATTTTCTTTTAGAAGGATTGAGGATAACATAGGAGCTGTGCAAGGTAAGACAGTAATTAAAGTTGGAAACCTTGTATACTTTTTATCTGAGGATGGCTTTAGAGTTACAGATGGTAATACATCTAAACCTATTGGTAATGGTAAAGTAGATCGTTTCTTCAAAGATGATTTAAGATTTGCACATAGAGAAAGAGTTAAAGCAGCAGTTGATTATAAAAACAAATTAGTATGTTGGTCATATCCATCTACTGCATCAGGAGTCACTGATAAAATTATAGTTTACAATTATGAAACTTCTAGATGGTCTATTGTAGAACTATCACATGAAATGATATTTAACTACATATCGCCTGGCTATTCTGTAGATGACTTAGATGATTATCCATCATCAGGTTCAAATAACTTAGATGCAATTAATGTACCACTTGATAGTGATATATTTGTTGGAGGACTAAGATCATTTGGTGTATTTGATACCACACATAAGTTTGGTACATTTGAAGGTACACCACTAGCTTGTGAAATAGGTACAGGTGAAACAGAAATATTTCCACAGAATAGATCATTAATTACACATGTAAGACCTATTGTTGATACTACATCAGCTACTGGTTCTATTACATTTAGAAATAGAGTAGGTGATTCACAATCTACTACATCTCCTGTTGCAACTATGCACTCAACAGGTACAATACCATTTCATAAAAGTGCAAGGTATTTTAAATTTAATATGCAAATAGCAGCAACTACATCTTGGAATGATGCACAAGGCATAGATGTTGAAGCAATAAAAGAAGGTTATAGATAATGTCACAATTTGATGATTTAGTAGCAAAGTATAGAAACTTAAATTATGGAAGTTTACAAGGTCAAAATCCATCATCAGTAAGTAGTTTACTTGATGATTATAATGATAGAAAATTTTTTACTACACATTCAGATAGTATGGGTAATAGATTTGTTAGAGATGAATTTGGTCGTTTACAATTTAGTACACCTGAAATGGGATTATTATCTGATGGTACTGGTTATGCTACTTATGATCCTTACTTTGATTATGGTGATCCTGGTTATGCAGATGCATTCCAACCCAATGAAGATTACTTAGTAGATGGACAAACTATAACACCTATGCAACGAGGAGGAGATGGCAGGGAAAATTTAGCTAGGTTTAATGAAATGAGAGATAGACAACGTTTAAGAGATGAAATAGCTGAAAGTTTTGATAAGTTTAATATGTTGCCTGGTTATGAAGAAAGTAATTTACCAGGTCTCTTAGGATTCCTTGATGAAACAATTTCAAACTTTGATCGTGAACAACAAATAAATAATGTCATGAGAGATATAAATGCATCGACATCTTTCCAAGATGATATATCAGGTGGTTCTTATACAGGATCAAGTGGAACAGATCCTAGTGGAGGAGCAACACCAACATCTGGTCCATCTGGCGTTGATGCAGACACTGGTAAATTTTCTGGTGGCACTCAAACTGGTGGTGGACAATTTGGTGGACCTAGTGGACATGGATCTGGACAGCAAGGAGGACAACATGGTCCTGCTGGTGGTCAAGGTGGACAAAATACAGGAACATCAAGATTCTAATGGCTAGTAAACAAAACTTAGAATATATCTACCAGTATGTTGATAGCCAAGAAGACTTTCAACGAATAGTAGAAGATATAACTAATCAATTAATTACGTATCATAATACTGAGAATCAAGAGGTAGCAGCATGGTTTCTTGCGTAAATTGTAATCATCCTTGTCATTGTGATAATGATGAAACTTGTGATAAATGTGATTGTGCATATTGTGAACATAGTAATCCTTTAGATGAATTTTGGAAAAACTTAAAAGATGGCACACACATACAAAAATAGTAAAGTAGATTTAACTACAACAAACGATACAGTCTTATATACTGTACCTGCTAGTACAACTAGTATTGTAAAATCTATATTAGTATCTAATGATGATGCTAGTAATGCTTGTGAAGTTACAGTTACTTTACTTAATACATCAGATACTGTATTTAGTTTATTTAAACAAAAAGATGTTTCTGCTAAAACAAGTATTGAATTATTAACAAATCCATTAGTAATGAACACAGATGAAGAACTAAAAGTACAAGCAGAGAATGCTAACGATCTTCATGTTATAGTAAGTTACTTAGAAATTTCATGACGGTTCCAGTATTTATACCACAAGAAAATATTAGAGCTGTATATCCTATAGTTAAAGATTCTATTGAAAAAGCACTTCAATACTCAGGTAATCATTTTAATGGTAATGATATCTTAGAATCATTAGTTGCTGGAGAAATGCAACTATGGGTATTATGGAATGAAAAGAAAAAACAAAACTACCAAGGATGTGGTGTTACCAAAATACTACAAAGAACTAACACCAAAATCCTTAACATATTTATTGTTACTGGGCGTAACCGTAAACAATGGCAGGATAAAATATCTGTCTTAGAAGATTACGCCAAGCAACAAGGATGTTCTCATATTGAAACTTATGCTCGACCTGGTTGGTCTCGCATACTCAAGAAAAAGAACTATAAAACAACACACTATATATTAGAAAAAAAATTGGAGGAATAATATGTCATCTGGAGGGGGAACTACTCAAACATCAGGTGAGGTAAACCCATACGCACCTGCGGAACCTTACTTACAAGATATATTGCAACAAGCAGAAAATATCTATGCAAGTGATGTAGGAAGGGAATACTTTCCTGGATCAACTGTTGTACCATTTGCACCACAAACTGAACAAGCATTAGATTTATCAGGTGCAAGAGCATTTGATTTAATGGGACCATCAACTATGTTTGGACAAGCTAGTGATGCGTTTGGAGCAGCAGCAACTGGTCAAATGGGAACTGCATACGATAGATTAACACCACAACAAAACTACTTAGACTCTGTTAGAGATACTATTGCAAGTGATGTAATGGGTGATGTAGCTACAAGATTTGGTACTATGGGTAGAACAGGTACTAGTCCTGCAGCTCAACAAGCAGCAGCTAGGGGTATTACTCAAGCCTATGCACCTATTGCTCAAAGTGCAGCAGAAGCTGAAAGAACAAGACAACTAAGATCAACTGAAATGGGATTAGACAGAACATTAAGAGGTGCTGCAGGTTTATCTCCATTACAACAACAAATGGATCAAAGAATACAATCAGGTATTGGACAATTAGGTACTGTAGGTCAAGCATATGAAGATTTAGCTGCAAGACAATTACAAGATCAAATGTCTCGTTACAACTTTACACAACAAAGCCCTTATCAAAGATTAGCTGCTTATTCACAAATAGTTAATCCAATAGGAGGTATGGGATATGCAGGTACACAATACACACCTGAAGCTAGTCCATTAATGTCAGGACTTACAGGAGCTATGTTAGGTGGTTCAGCATTCCCTGCAATGGCAGGAGCTACACCTTATGGAGCAATACTAGGTGGTCTTGCTGGATTTACAGGATTATTATAGGAGATATATATGCCACATAACCCATATCATGGAAGAACAATAACTGGACTAATATCAAATTTAACTTCAGATTATTTAAATCAACCAAGCACAGTAGTTAATCCTAATACACAATTTAATCCTTTTACAAGAAATCTTACTCTTAGGAGAAAACCAGCAACTAATCCTAATACTAGAAATATGTTTTCTGTAAACTTTAATGAACCAGGAATGACAGGAGCTTCAACTTATTTAGGAGCAACTAATCCTATAAGAGAAGATCAAATTAGTTATATGAAAAATCCAAATGCACCTGCAGGACTTGCAGCAGACGCAGCTTTAATAGGTGGCAATATCGCAGAAGGTGTAGGAACTGGATATAATATGATAGGTAAATATATAACAGATCCTTTCTTTCAAAATGTAGTAGAGCCAGTTGTATCATATGTTGCAGGAACTCCAGTAGATCTTGCTGAAGGATTTGCAAATGCAGATACAAAATTTGATCCTGTAGTTCCTGGTACTGTAGGAGATCAAGTAGGAAGTCTATCTAGTTATATTTCTAAATCTATTGATGAAAAAGGCGAATATGATCAAGATAAAGCAACAGGTAAATTTTCTAATACAACTTTAGAAGACAAACAAAAAGAACAACACTATGCTCAAAAAGCCAAGGACTGGGAAGAAATAGCAGATTGGGGTAAAAGTGTTTGGGGAGCTATGTTTCCTGATGCAAAAGAAGAAGATAAAACTCAAAGCAATACATCAGCAGTAATTTCTACAGGAACAAATAATCCTGCTTTAGTTGAAGCAACTTCTCAATTAAGTAATGCTGTTGACAATACAGATAAAACCGAAGAAGGTTGGCAATCAGGAATTACTAATGGCATTAATAATTTTATAAATAGATTAGGTGATCCAGGATTTCAAACTGCATTAGCTATGCACATAGAATCCAAAGGTGGTGGAGACATTACTGATGTTTTATTTGCAGGTGTAAAAGCTAGTAACAAAGCTAAAAGTGCTATGTTTCAATCTCAAAAGAATGAATTAGAACTATTAAAATTAGGAGTTCAGATTGGTAATTTACAAAAACCTAAAGAAGCATCTAAAGCAGATATAGGTGCTATAAGTAGTATATTAAAAGCAAAAGGTGGACAATTTGAATTAAGTGATGGCGATGCTGCATTAGCTGCGCCTATCATTGCTGGTAGAGTAGAAGTACTACAAGGTATGGGAATGGATCAAGGTACTGCTATACAACAAGCTATTCAAGAAGCAGTACAATCTGGCCAATTAAAAGGACAAGATACTGCATCAGGTTTTAGTAAATTTACATCTTTCTTGCCAGGCATACAAAGTCGTGGTTCATTTGATTTAAATGCACCAGGTGCTTATAATCCAGGTTCTACAAATATACCTCAAGTTACTGGTCAAGATGAATACGATGCACTGCCTAGTGGTTCTGTTTATTCTGATATAAACGGTTTAATATATACTAAACCATAATGGTTAAGAATCAATTTGGTGATACAGCCATTAATGTAAATCAATTTGGAGATGTAGCTACAGGTACTACAGGCACACCACAAACACAAGACGCTTTCTTTGCTAATCTAAAAAACCCTATTGATCTTTGGAAATATGAAAGTCTACCTATGTCTGCATATTACTATGCAACAGGTAACACTAAACAAAAGCAAGCTATAGAAGCTAGAGACTATATTGCAAAGAATCCTAATCAAATAGGTACAAGCGAATACAAAAGAGCTGAAAAGATTATGGAGATGTATGGTCATCATATTGACTCACAACCTTTTAATCCTGGAGCAATAGTAGAAGCTGTAAAATCAAATCCAAAAATGTTTGGAGCTGAAATGGTTAACATGTTAGTTGCTGATCCATATTTATTAGCTCCTTGGTTTTGGGGTGGATGGGCAATGAAAGCAGTACAAGCTACCAAATCTGGAGCTAAGATAGCAGCAGCTGCGCCTAGAATAACTAATGCAACAGTTAGAAGTATTGGATCTGTACCTACACTTGCTGCTTATAGTAGTATACATGATCTATCAGAAGATGGTCATCTTAATCCTAGAAGATTAGGAACTGAAATTGCAATAGGTGGAAGTGCTATGTTTGGTATGAGTGCTTTGTTTGCAGGTTCTACTGCTAAAGCCAGTGGTATCTTAGGAATGAAACCTGAAGAAATAACACCTGCTATGAGAAGAGCGATCAATAATTATTGGACAAATAAACTTGGTCCAGAAAAAGCTAAACCATTTATACTAAATGAAAGTAATACAGTAGCTTCTATTGAGTCTGCTACAAAAGCATTACTTAGTGCAATCGAAGATGGTGGCATAGGATTTAATCCTAATGTATGGAAAACTATTAAAGGTAATACTTTTAAACAAAGACAAAACTATATTAAAGAAGTGATGAGTAAAGATAAAGAGGTTACTTCTGCAATGTCATTTAACTATTTAAAAGAACCAGGTATCTTTAGAAATAAAAAATCAGGCGAACTATTTATAAACAAATCAGTTTTACAACAACAGTTTTCAAAAGATCCATTAAAAAAATACTTTAAAGATTTAGATGACTATATAGATTACAAAGCAGAAGTTGTTCGTCTAAAAAATAATACTGGATATGCTAATAGATCTAAATACAACGAACAGAATATAAAAGATATTGCTTTAGACAATCATAACAAACGATCATTGGATATGAATAAATGGAAAGAAGCAGTCGTTGATGAGCTTAGACCATTTGTTCAACAAGAATATAGAAACCTTGCAATCACTAATAATACTAGATGGTATCATCTAAGAAACTTACAAGCATTAAAAGCTCCTGCTATGGTAGGTACTATAGCTGGCGTTGCATCACAAGTAATCAATCCTGATAATGATAATAGTTTTTGGACAGCAGCTCTTATTGGATCTGGTGCTGTAGGTTCTTGGAAAGTAGCTAGTGGAATCATAGCTAGAAACAATTCACTTAAAGCTGGACTGAAAGTAACTGGCAGAGATGGCAAAGCTATTGGAACTACAGATGAAATAGGTACAAGACTTGATGACATAAGAAAAAGTTTACCAAAAGATATGAAACTAGAAGATCTTGCTATAAGTAAACAACCATCATTCTATCGTAACACAGCTATAAAAAATTCTGATTTAAGAAAATTAGGAAGAGCTGAAGAAATAGAACTATCAAAATCTAAATTTATATCTAACTCTTTACTTGAAGATTATAATACTTTCTATCGTACTTCTATGATTGATGTATCTAGAATCTTTCAATTAATGAAAGCAAAAGTGCCTGATGAAAAAGGTGGTGAAGCAATAACTAAATACCTACAAGGAAATAAAGATATTAAATTAACTAAACCACAATTAGAAGTTGCTAGAGATATTAGAAAAATATTAGATGGTATGTGGAAAAGTTTAGATGGTTCTGAACTTCAGTTTAGATATCATCAAAATTTCTTACCTCAATATTGGAATTGGAAAGGTATGGGTGATGCTACCATTCAGGAACAAATTCAAGAGTTAATAAAAAATGTAGGTAAACCTCCATCACTAAAAGGATTTAGTAGTTCTGAATTTCAAAAAATATTTCCAACATATGAAGCAGGTATAAAAGCAGGTTTAAAACCAATAACTTCAAACGCCTTAGATATTATGGCATTGTATATTGACTCTACTACTAGAGCTATAGGACAAAGAAGATTAGTTGGTATGATTCAACAAGCATACATACCAGGCAGAGCAGACGGTTCTGGTGGACTTGCAAAATTAATGTATGATAGAAATAAACTACCTAGTACTTTAGATCCAGGAGATTATGTTGAGTTCTATCATCCAGCTTTTATTGATCGTAAAATAGATGTAACAAAATTAACAAAAACACAAAAAAAAGAAGTAGCACCTTTTGTATTTAGAGAAGCTGCACCAATGCTTAGAATGCTATTTGATGCAAGAGAAGAAGGTGCAGTATTAAAAGCAATATCACAATTTAATTTCTTACAAAAAAGATTTAGTGTTGGATATTCATTCTTTCACGCAGGAGCTTTACTACAAAGTTCTGTGTATATGTCTATGCATCCTATCAGTGCAGGTAAACTATTTGCATCTGCACTTGGTTTAGGAAACTTACCAGGATTTAAATACTTCATACCTAAATGGAAAGATAATACAGCACAAAAAATGCTGATGGCAGATGGTGATGGAGATATGTTGAAAGCTGCTACTAGAGCAGGAGTTCAATTCTCACACCCAGAGGATATTGGTTTCAACCAATTCTATCGTACTTGGTCTGGAGCAAAGAACTATCTAGATAAACATCCTACATTTATTTCATATCTTGCAAAAGCAGGTATTGAAAACTTAGTAGAAAAACCATTCAAGTACATTGATATGGTTACTTGGGATCGTGTATTTAACGCAGGTAAATTATATGCGTGGCAAACAAATGTAATGAAGCTGTTAAACAATCCTAAGTTTAAAGATGCACCACTTAATGAAATATATAAACAAGCTGCTATAGTTACTAATGACGGTTATGGTGGTTTAAACTGGCAACAACTATACATGAGTACCAGTGATCCTATTCTTAAAAAGATGAAGGAACACGCTTATAATCCTACAGGTAGAAAATGGATGCAAAGAATTATGTTTGCACCTGATTGGACCACTGCAAACTTTAGAATTATTAGTAGAGCATTTCCTGGAGTAAATGAAAATGCTATGTCTCGTAAACTATATGAAGCATATACTATAAGAGCTGCATTGATTGTTGGCACTGGTGGCGCAGCACTACAATATATGTTTACTGGTACAAACATTATGGAGAACAGAGATCCAACTAGAGTAGATCTTGGTAATGGTTATAGCATATCACTATCAAAACAGTTATTTGAACCATTGCATTGGGCAACTGAACCATACAAATATGCAGTAGCTAAACAAAGTTCGATCTTAAAAAGTACAGAACAAGCGTTATTTAATAAAAAATTTTTAACATCACCTTGGCCAAGTCCTATAAGTAAAGCAGATTTACTATCTTTACAAAGAGCTTATGACTATGCAGGATTTTATGGCATGACATTTGTACCTTTTTCATTTAGACAAATAGTACAAGAAATTGCAGATGAAGGTGGTATAACAGTTCAAGATGCACTAGGTGAAATATTAAGATCATTGGGTGGTTTAACTGGTTACCCAATTTATCCAATAGGAAGAAAAGGAGCATAATATGGCAGGTACTGGAGCAGGTAAATATAGTACAACAGCAGGTAACAATACATCTGTACAAAGCGTAAACTGGTCTGAAGGTATGGCTCCTTCTAATGTAAATAATGCAGCTAGAGAAACTATTGCTAATGTAAGAGCTATGTACAACCAAATTGGTGAAGGCT